GCTTGGCAAGTGCTGTTATATCTTTTTACTTTGGAGCTTCTAACACTTCTAAAGACTAATGGATGCAGTAGCTGTAATAACCGAACTAGGCTTTCCTATAGCAGCAGCTTTAGGTTTAGGTATGTTTGTTTGGAAACTAATTAATAGAATTATTGATGGTATGGAAAATAAATTAGATACCTTAGATGATAAAGTACAAACAGCTTTAGATACTATGGAAGAAAGAGTATCTACAAAGCTTGATAGTCAGTATGGTATTATAGTAAGTTTAATTGATAGAGTAAGAGCTATGGATAATCAAAGTATTAGACAAGATGTACTCTTGAAAACTTTACTAGGCGTACCCAACTTAGTAGACATAGATAAAATTGCAAAAGCAGACAGAGATGACCAACGAAAAGATTGATAAGAAAATATTACAAGCAGTTAATCTTTCTCCAAATGAATCTTGGATAGAAAAGATGCAAGATGTACATCCAATGAAACAAATTACTGTAGCTTCTATAGTACAAGTATCTGTATTTGGATTTATGTTATTTATGTTTTGGATAAACGATAAAATATTATGAAATTAAAACCAACATTTAAAAGTGAAAAGACTATAAGGAACTGTAAGTTTTGTATATTCTTTTGGTCTATGTTAATTATGTTTTGGTCTGTAGGAAGTATTGCAGATGAAGTAGTATTTAAGTTTAAAAGTCCTAGCTTTAATGGTGTTGGTACATCATCACATTATCTTACAATCCAGAATCAAGAGTTTAATCGTAAAGAAGCATTAAAGGCAGAAATAAAAGCACTTCAAGACCAGATAAAAAGAGACAAAGAGAATACAACTCTAGCAAGGTTTATAAGAAACTTAGAGTCTAGAATATATGCACAATTATCTAGACAGTTAGTAGAAAATTTATTTGGAGAGACTGCTAGTGATAGTGGTATATTAGAATTAGAAGGTAACACAATAGAATATAGTGTTGTCGATGGAATAATAACTTTAAACATAACGGACAGTGATGGAAATACAACGACTATTTCTTTGCCTATCGGTAGTTTTACTTTCTAGTTGTGCTGTTTTAAATCAGAATAAAGACTTAACATTAACACAAGATATTAAGCCTAGTTCTATATTAGATTTACAGTCAGAAGAATTAAAAAACTTACCACGAGCAAAAGTAAAACCTACTATAGCTATATACCCCGATAGCTTTAGAGACTTAACAGGACAACGTAGAAGTAATAGTTCGTTTGCTTTGTTTAGTACAGCTATTACACAAGCTCCTGAAGCATTTCTTATAAGAGCTTTTAAACATGCTGCAGGTGGTAAATTTTTCAGAGTTGTAGAACGTGTAGGATTAGATGACTTAACAAAAGAAAGACAATTAATTAGAGCTACACGTAAAGAGTTTAAAGAAGATAATAAGATGCAACCACTGCTATTTGCAGGGTTATTAGTTCAGGGAGGAGTTGTTAGTTATGAAGCTAACCTCAAATCTGGAGGTGCTGGTGCTAGATACTTAGGAATAGGTAATAGTAAACAGTATAGAGAAGATACAGTTACTATATCATTACGATTAGTTTCTGTGTCAACTGGAGAAGTGCTTACCGAAACATTAGTTTCTAAAAGTATTATATCCACAAGTATTTCTCAGGATGTGTTTCGTTTTATAGAAGCCGGTACTGAACTGGTAGAAATAGAAGGAGGAGTTGCTGAGAATGAAAGTGTTTCTATAGCTTTACAAAAAGCAATAGAGACTGGAGTATTAAATATAATAAATATTGGAATAGAGAGAGGCTATTGGGAATATGAAAACATTAAAATTAATGAGCCTAGTTGTGATGATGAGTGCATCACTGCTATACGGGGCTGACAACGAAATATATGTTGACCAATCTGGTGCTACAGCAAATATTGATTTAGAACAACTTGGAAACTCTAACATTATTGGTGGACTAGATTCTGTTGCTGGTACATTAACAGCATTAGACTTAGACGGTTTGAATCTTACATTAGATATAAATCAAATCGGTAATACCAATAAATTCTTAGGTGATATCCTTGGTGATAACATTACAGGTTTTTTTGAGTTTGACGGAGATAGTAATACATTTACTATTCAAGGAGACCCAACTGATACTTATGGGATAGATGGTTCTGATTATAATGTTGATGTAACTGGAAGTTCTAACACATTTACGTTAGACACAGGTACATCTGCACTTGCAGGTACGGTTGACTTAGACTGGATTATCAATGGTGATAGTAACACCTTTGATTTTGATATTAACTATGATGGAGCTACTAACTACGTAGATGTAGATGGTGATAGCAACACAGTAAACTTTACAGGAAGCGGATATGCAGACGGATACTTCTACCTTGACCACACAGGTGACAGCAGAACATTTAACATTATCCAATCTTCAACATTGGTTTCAGACTGGTTGCAAATCAATTCTAACGGTAACAATGGTACTGTTTGTATTGTTCAAAATGATGGTGGTACAACTACAAGCTGCTAATATTGGAAACATAACAGAATTAAAAGGCACTGGTAGAGTTGTAAGAGATTTAACTTTTCAAGCTGCATTAGACCTAGACATAAACAGTTACGATAATGTCCAAACTTCTAACGGGAGATTGGGCATTACTTTTTTAGATGACAGTCAAGTTAGATTGACAGAGCATTCTGAATTAATTATAGATGAATTTATCTATGACCCAGACCCTTCTAAATCTAAGATGGCACTTCAGTTTGCTAGTGGTACTGCAAGATTTATCACCGGTAAGTTAGCTACAATAGATAAAGAAAATATAACTATTAATACTCCAAGTGCTACGATAGGTATTCGTGGTACAGACTTTACTGTAACTGTAGATGAGTTAGGTAGAAGTTTAGTTATATTATTACCAGACGATGACGGTCTTCCAAGTGGAGAGATAGTTGTCGCAACAGCTATGGGACAGGTAGTTCTTAACAAGCCTTACCAAGCTACTACAGTTTCTATGTTTGAAACTAAACCAACAAACCCTGTTATTCTTAACTTGACCTTAGAGTTAATTGATAACATGTTAATAGTAAATAAACCACAGGAAATACAAGAGGATGAAAGAGAAGATGGAGGGAGCAACACTAGTATTCTTGATGTTGATTTCCTTGAGTTTGATGATTTAGAAATAGATTATCTTGCAGAAGATGAGTTAGAGTTTACAGAGTTAGACATTAATTATCTTGATGTAAATTTTCTTGAAGACCTTTTAAACATCATAGAAGATGTTAATGAGTTAGACCAAACTGAAACACTTTTAAAAGCTGATATAGATTTAAAAGGTACTCAAGTTGGATACGATTCTAATACTCAGATAAATACTTTTATGACTGATAACTTAATAACATTTTATAAAACTTTAGAAGATACAGTTCGTTTAGATTTAGATAAACAAAATGCTTATACTATTATTTTAATACAAGATGGTAAGAGTACACAGATAGTTGTCAATGGTGGTGGTAACTCTACTATAAAAATTACACAGGGTAACTAACATGAAGTGGGCAATTACCTTACTAACTCTATTAACTTTGCCTCTCCTCTTCAATAGTGTACCATTAGAAGTACTAAGACTTAAAACCTTTGATGCTCTTGTCACAACTCCAGAACCTACTGGATACTTTACAATCCTCAATATAGACGAACAATTCCTAGATGAACAGGGTGGATATCCCCTGCCTAGAGAAACACTTGCAAAGATTCATAACGATATAATAAACAAAGGTGCATTAGGTGTAGGATGGGTTATGCTATTTCCACATCCAGATAGAATGGGTGGAGATGATGAGTTTTCTAAAGCCTTACAAAGCTCTCCAAGTGTTATAGCTATGCCAGAAATATCTAATGGTATTTATCCTAAGACACATGGTACAGTTATCAAAGGACCAATAGTATCTCTACCAAAAGCTCAAGGCTTTTTAGAGAACATAGAACCTTTAAAACAATCAGCTAGTCAAGGTGCTATATCTGCACCAGTAGATGTAGATAATTTAGTAAGGCGTATACCTTTACTACAACAAACTAATAATGGGTGGGTTGCTTCGTTTGGAACAGAAGTTTTAAAAATACTAGGAGGTGGTCGAACTTATCAGATTGTCACAAATCTGAATGGAATAGAACAGGTTAGAGTTAGAGGTATTCCGCCCATTACCACTGATAGTCTAGGACGTAAATGGATTAGTTGGGTTGATACACCACAAACAACACTATCTGAAATGAATGTAGAAGGTAAGTTTGTTTTTGTAGGTTTTACTGCAAAGGGTATATCACCACAACTTGCAACACCTATAGGTCTATTAGAACCACATAAAATACAAGCAGCTCTATCAGAAAGTATGTTGATGGACACACCACAAATACCAGACTATAGGTTGTTTGTTGAACTATTATTATTAATAGTCTCAGGCTTACTCACAGCTCTTCTAATAAAGTATCTAGGTATCACTAAAGGTGTTGTATCATTCTTAGGTTTGTTTTCTTTTATGGGATATATGGAGTATCACTTTGTAAGCTATAATATTTTGATAGACTTTACATGGTCTCTAATAAGTATGACACTTATTGCTACCTTACAATTCTATTTAAACTTTAGAACTCAATACAAACTTAGACAACAAATTAAGAAACAATTTGAACATTATCTTGACCCAAGACAAGTCAAACAACTACAAGATAATCCAGAGCTTTTGAAGTTAGGCGGAGAAAGAAGACGTTGTACGTTTTTATTTACAGACGTTAGAGGCTTTACAAGTTTATCAGAACGATTAGAACCTGAAGAAGTTACAGAGATTATGAACAAAGCTTTAACGATACAAGCTGATGCAGTTAAAAAGTATGACGGTATGGTGGATAAATATATTGGTGATGCAATGATGGCTATCTTTAATGCACCAATAGATGTTGAAGAACACGAGACCAAAGCCATCCAAGCAGCATTACAAATCCACCGAGATATGGCAGAAGCCAAACTAGGTATTGAAATAGGTATAGGTATAAATACAGGAGAGGCAGTAGTCGGTAATATGGGAAGTGATACAAGGTTTGATTACTCTGCTATTGGTGATGCTGTTAATCTAGCTGCAAGGCTAGAGAGTTCTACTAAAGAAGTAGGAGAGGATATAGTAATTGGGTACACCACAGCTATGAACTCTGATATACCCACTAGGTATCTAGACCCTATAAAAGTAAAGGGTAAGAAAGATGAGATAGTTATCTATACTACTTTAGAACATTAAGTTCTCTTTGAAAATAATCATGTAGGTTTTCTAGTTTAGCTTTACCATTTCTAATAATAGTTTTCATCAATGGTCTATCATCAATAGGAAAAACCTCATCAACCATATTCTCTGGTAACATACTAAACTCTGTAACTATTTTATTATCTCTAGTCAAAAGTATTTTGAAACTAACTAGGTTAGCTTCGTCCTTATTAATCATGGGACTCCTCTAAATTTGTAAATTTAATATTGTCCTGTCTACCTCTTAGCCCTGCCTTCATATAGGTAGTAGCCCTACCTTCAAAAAAGTTCTGGTGTTCTACTCCGGTTACTTCATCAATCCAACCAAGAGGATTTTCTCTTTGGTCATAGTTAGTCTTAAGACCTAGTTGAAGTAATCTTCTATCTGCTATGTATCTATTGTAAGCATACATATCTTTTTTAGTTAGTCCTTGGATATCTCCCATATCAAAAACTAAATCTAAAAACTTATCTTCAAGCTCTACCATGTGTCTACATATTTGATATAGCTCTGCTTTAAAATCATCTGTCCATATTTCTATGTTCTCTTTTATAAACTCTCTAAACAATTTAGTCATAGCTTCAACGTGCATAGACTCATCACGGATAGAGTAAGTAACTATCTGTCCCATACCTTTCATCTTACCGAACCTTGGAAAGTTTAATAAGATTGCAAAGCTACTGAACAACTGTAGTCCTTCTGTAAAAGCTGAGTAGACTGCTAAAGTTTTTGCAATGCTTTCTTTCTTAGCTTTAGAAGGTTTAAAGTTACCAACATAATCATGCTTGTCTGACATCTCTTCATACTCTGCAAAAGCTTTGTACTCTATCTCAGGCATTCCAACTGTATCAAGTAACAAGCTGTAAGCATGTTGATGTATTGATTCCATGTTTGCAAAAGAACCCATCATCATTCTAGCTTCTGGCTTTTTAAAGATAGGCATATACTTATCTATATATCCTGCACCTACATCTACATCTGACTGAGTAAACAATCTAAATATTTGTGTAAGTAAATTCTTTTCTATATCTGAAAGTTCCTGCCAATCTTTGACATCTGTATGTAGTGGTACAGATTCAGGCATCCAGTGCATTTGATTCTGTAATACATAGTAGTCAAACATCCACGGATATTCAAATGGTTTGTAGTAATCTCTTGTTGTTAATAAGCTCATAATTATTTTTCCTTTGGTAAATATACTATTGTTAGTGAACCACATTTAGGACAACCTAAGTTAGTTTCCATCATAAAGTTCTCATCTTCTTCGTCTATGTCGTGGTCTCCACCCCATATTAATTCTGTTTTACAGTGCCAACACTCCATACTATCCCTCACATGCGATACATTCTGTATCTTCTAAATTTATTCTAGGTACTTTAACATTTACATTCTCTACTGTACGAGCAGCATTAGAACGAAAATAGTAAAGCGATTTAAGTTTGTTCATACCATACCAGTGAACATCATTTACGTACTGCATGTATTCATCATGTACTTCTTGAGGTTCAGTTGCTTTAGGTAAAGTAAAGAACAGATTTACAGACTGTGCTTGACACACAAACTCCTGTCTTTTTGCAGCATGTTCAACAATCCATATTTGATTTATCTCATTTGCTGTTTTAAATATTTCTTTTTCATCATCAGTAAGAACATCTAAGTGTTGGACTGAACCATCACTACCAGATATATCTTTCCAAATGTTTTCTAACTCTTGTGCTTTTAATCCTTTAGTCTTTAAAATCTTTTCTAAGTATTTATTTTTAACTTGGTAACTACCGGATAAAGTTTTGTGAGTATAGCAGTTAGCCCTGTAAGGTTCAATACTAGGAGAAGTCCCACTACAGATGATGCCACTACTAGCGTTAGGAGCAATAGCAAGGAGATTAGCATTACGCTTACCACTACCGTGGATATCAGGAGCCTCGCCCCTTTCAATAGCCAACTCTTTAGTTGCTTCTTTTGCCTTTCCTTTAATGTAAGTAAATGCCTTATAGTTAAACCCAGTTGCGTAAATACCTTCGAAAGGGATGTTCCTAGATTGAAGATAAGCATGGAAACCCATAGCACCGAGACCGAGACTCCTTTCTCTATACGCTGAGTAGGCACTCTTGGTAAAGCCTTCCTTACCTTCTTTAACATATTTTTGAAAGCGTTTGAAATTTGCACTGTATTCTCCTAGTTGTGTTGTATCTATTGCATTGTCAATGTAATGTTGTAAAACATTGTCAAGCATGGTTATTAAATCTTGTATAAAGTTATCATCCTTTGACCAGCTATCAAAGTATTCTAAGTTTACAGAAGATAAACAACATACTGCTGTTCGTTCTTCATCAGTTGGTAAAGTTATTTCAGAGCATAAATTACTTTGTCTTATTTTTAATCCTAAATCTTTTTGTGATTTAGATAAAGCATCATTACATGTATCAATATTAACCATGTAAGGTTCACCTGTTTCTGCTCTGGCATTTATAATCTGCCACCATAATTCTCTAGCGTTAATAGTCTTAACAGCTTCGTTAGTCTTAGGGTCTATCAATCTCCAATCTTCATCTTTTTCTACAGCCTGTAAGAAAGCATTGGTAATGTTTATACCGTTATGAAGATTAAGATTCTTTCTGTTTATATCTCCACCTGATTCTTTACGCATGTTAATAAACTCTTCAATCTCCGGATGACTTATGTCCATGTAAGCAGCATAAGAACCACGTCTTGTTGTGCCTTGATTAAAGGCTAACATCTGAGAATCAACTACGTGCATGAAAGGAATTGAACCAGTAGAACGACTGCCATGAGTAGTTGAAATACCGTTGCTCCTAATATCGCCCCAATATCCACCGATGCCTCCACCTGAACTTGCCAACCATATGTTCTCATCATAGTGAGCAGATAAACCACCCCTGCTGTCAGGAACATAATTGAGGAAACAACTGATAGGAAGCCCACGAGTGGTACCCCCGTTACTAAGAATAGGAGTGCTAAACATGAACCAACGAGAGGAAGAGTAGTTATAAAGTCTTTGAGCCAATTCAAAATCTGTCTCACCTTTGTAGGTTGCCCCGAAGACCGAGGCTCTTGCGAATGCTTCTTGTGCATGTGTTTCTCCTTCCCAAAAATATCTATCTTTGAGTGTATCTAAACTAAATTTATCAAATGTTTTTTCTTTATCGTAATCTATCTCTATACCTAGGTAAGGTTTCTTTCCTATCTTATCTTCAACCATTATCTTGTTCCTTGTTGTTTACGTATATTGCTATTATAGCATAGTGTATAATTTTATATAGGTCTAAATTGTTTTTACCGTTCTTTTTTCCAAACCTCATAGCATACTTCATAATGTTTCCAAGACAGAATCCTTCTCCATATCCAGAATCAATTATCATATCTGTTGCTTGATACTTACCATTAGCATAGTGTTGGTCGTATGTATTACCTACGTAAGCTTTTAGTTCATTTAATATTTTATCTTCGTTAAATTTATAATTCACTTTTCCATTCCTCCGGTAATGTTTCTTCACTATACCATTTAAAATTATTTGTCTCTGCCCATTCAGCATGAGTTCTTTTTGTTTTATCTTTTCTTACCTTTGCACCCGGCATTGGAGAGAAAGGTTTCTGAAATAAAAATACTAACTCATAGTTATCAGGTATAGCTTCTCGTATATGTATGTACTTACTATACTCTGCATAGTCCCAGAACCTACCTTTAGCTTCTAGTAAAATTGTTTTACCATCTATAACCTTTACAAAATCAGGTTCGTATTTATGCTTAACAACATAATTAATATTATCCCAATGATGTTTCCATTCTTGTAGTACAGTTTCATGTAGGGTTGCTTCCCATAAACTGTCATACCCTTTAGGAATACCAACCTTCTTTGGTCTGGGTTTTCTTGGTACTCTTCTAGGCATCTAACTCTTCCAAATGAAAGTTAGGATTTTGTTTTACTTTTTTATAAAACCATCTAAGACTATAAGCACTTAACATAAATTTATTATTAGCAAAGATATGTGTTTGCTCTGGTAAAAACTCATGTAAGTTTTTCTTGTTAATCTTTTTAGTATCTTCTCCTTCAGGAACCATAGTCCTTATCCAATCAATAAGTAATCCTTCAGCTTTACGTCTTAATAATTTTGATTTCTTACCACTCATATATTCTTTACCTCTATAACATTGGGAACTTTAGGTACTTGAGTTAGGTATCTATAACCTGTTGAATATTTAAACACTCTTAAACCTTGTCCATCGTTAGCATCTTTATGACAATCAAACTTAAACCTACACCAAGTACAACCTTTTGCAAGTTTCATGTTACCAGACTTTCCATCTGGTTCATCATCATAACATTTATCAGGAGGTGTTGCTAACTTAACAGCTTTTTTAATATCAGTTATTTTCTTTTTGATATTAGGCTTATCAAAATTATCAGGCTTGAACATAGCTAACTCTCCTGACTCTTTATTAAGAGCAAGAAAACCACCATGAGTAGTTCCTTCTGCTGATTCGTATCCTGCAAGTTGAGCCATATATCCGAATGGGTCATCCTCTGCTAGAGTACCATCTTTAAATTTCTTAAAGGCATAGCTTGAAGCAGTCTTTACATCAACAACTTCTCCGTCAATAACACAATCCATATGTCCTTTAATACCAGAAACTTTTATTTCTTTTTGTTCACTCGTCACTTCATGTCCAGATAACTTAACAAGAAATAAAACTATTTCTTCAAGCAAGTGTCCGTATAAGAACTTAATAAATGTAGGTGGAGATATGACTTCTGTATTATCAGAATCAGAGTTCATCTCATACCATAACTGTCTAGGTTGTTTGCCTATGTTAGACATACGTAAGGCAGGTTTACCTCTTGGACTAGGATGAGACCAGTCGTATAGAATCTGTTTCATAGACTCTCCAAACTGCTCTATTGTGTCTTCATCTATGTTAAGATGTTCGCCTTTTCCTAATGCCGACAATTCATTATATATATCTTCTACTAATGTGTCAAGTGTTTTTTTATTTTTTTTCATCTTCAGTTTCCTTAAATGCTTTGATTACATCTGATGAGAATAATTTCTGAAGATTAACTAAGAACATTCTACTAGCGTTATGGTCTCCACCACATACAGTTTTAAAACTATCAAGGTCATCAACAATAGTTCTAAGTACATCTGTTTTAAATACAAGAGTACAGAACTCGTTATCTCCTACACATAAATTATGAAACCAATAGTCTGATTCCGTTGCTCTAATTCCTGATGGTTTATTCCAAGACTCATACTCTATACATATGTTGCCTGTCTTCATCCACATACCCTTCTCTGATTTAACTTCTATCTTCTTACCAGTAAGCATATCTTTTATTTTATCTTCTCTTATCTCTCCATACTCTAGGTCAATATCAAATTTCTTTCTGTCTTCTTTAGTGGGTTTCACTCCAGTTATCTCCTATCTTGTATTCGCCATCCAACGGACAACGAAGATTAAAATGTGTTCCTGCTTTTATTATACTATCTACTGCAAAGTTCCCTATAAAATCAGCTTTATCTTTTGGTACTTCTATCTGCCACTCATCATGTATGTTAGCTACGAATTTATAATCCATTGCATTTAATCTTAACACATCATCTAACATAACCAATGCTTGTTTCATTACGATAGCACCTGCACCTTGTAGTAAAGTATTCAATGCTGAATGTTGATTACGAACATACAGCTTCCTACCATCTAATCCTTTGAGGTAATTTTTTGCTGATGCTCTTTGTACCCTGTCTCTAAGAGACTTAAATGTAGGCTTATTATCAAAGAAATATTGTCTAGCTCTCTTACCATCTGCTGTATTTCCTCCGACCACGCTACCAAGTTTTTCATCTCCTGCTCCGTACATAAGTGCATAGATGAATGTCTTTGCTTTATCTCTAGATTCAAGGTTTGCAAGTTGTTGATTAGCGGTGTGTATGTCTCCATTGAGAATTTCATTTGTATACTCCTCGTCATTCATGTAGTGAGCTAACATTCTAATCTCAAGACCAGAAGCATCAACTCCGATTAAAACATTACCTTCTTCTACAGTCCAACATGCTCTACATTCTTTACCATAAGGACTATAAACTGCCGGTACTTGTGCCATGTTAGGATTCCTGTGTGTCATTCTTCCTGTGATAGCACCGTTAGGTATTACAAAGCCATGTACTCTACCATCATCTTGTACTCCTTCAACCCAAGAGTCAACTTGAGCTATACGCTTTTGAAGTAGTAAGAAGTCTGCTATAAGTTTAGCTTCGTGTATGTGTGTGATTGCTGATAGAGTTTTCTCATCTACTATAGGTTGACCTGTTGGTGTAAACCTTTCAGGCTTCCAACCAAAGTCAATAAGATATTCTCCTATCTGTTTACGACTACCAAGATTAAAGTCTTGTAGTGTTTGTCTCATAAAAGGTTCAAAGTTATTTGTATCTAAACATCTTTGATACTCATCATCTGTAAGTCCACGCTTTGATAAGTCTCCATCTTTTTTAATATAAGGATTAACTAACTTATCATCTACCCATTTAGGTTTGAATGTATTATGAACTTCATCTTCAATGGATTGTTTCTTTTCTCTAAGTTCAGCAAGTAATAACAAAGCTGATTCCAAGTCAAACTTAAAACCATTTACCTCTTGCTGTTTCATTATCCTAGCTACGCCTTGTTCTAAAGCTATAGATTGTTTAGAGAATCCTTTACTCTCCTCTCTAAGTTTTTTAAGAACCAAGGCATTGACTTGTACATCTCTAACACAATAGTCCATCATCTCTTTAGAATAATTAAGATAGTCTGAGAACTCTATCTTATGATAGCCTAATTTATATCCCCACTTCTCAAGGCTATGTCCACCTTCTCTGTTGGGATTAAATAACCTAGACAATACAAGAGTATCAATGACTGGTATGTGTGACAAGTCAACACCACCGAACTTCTCTACCATTGGTATATCAAATCCGATGATGTTATGTCCTATTAAAGTATCTGCATTAGCTAACAGTTCATAACCTTCAGACAATTTACTTGGTGGATATTTATATATCTCTCCAGTGTCCATGTCTTGTGCAACGATACAATGTACCAGAGTTGCTTTCAAGTCATCTGTTTCTATGTCAAATACTAAGTCCATTAAAATGCCTCATCTAAACTGTTGTCAAAGGTTATATCCTCATCTGTTAGTTCAGATAGTCTACCAGTTTCTCCATCGTATATAACTCTACAAGCCATACCTACATCTCCAGTATACCTTGATTTAAGTATACGAAGTCTTGTAGTCCTAGCTTCTTCAGGGTCATCTGATTGTTGATTACGTTCTAATGCTATCACACAATCACTAAGTTGTCCAATACTATTTGAACCTCTTAGATGAGATAGAGATACTTCAATACCGTTCTCATGTCCTTTGTTACCATCAACTCTACGTAAGTGTGAAACCAAAATGATTCCTGCACCTGTCTCTTCTACCAAACTTCTTAGTCTAGTCATAATAGTATCAATGGCACGTCTCTCATCTCCTTCGTGTACAGCACTGACTAACATATGTAAATGGTCAACGACCACCCACTTGCAGTCACATCCTATAATCATAAAGCGAAGCTTAGTAAAGATATCATCAATGTCATTCGTACCAAAGTGTGAATGAACCCATACTCTATTCTTGTTCTGACCATCATAAAGTATATCAAACATCTTATCTAATTCTTCTTTAGAAAACTTCTCACGTTCTTGGTCAACGTATAACCTAGCGTTAGCTTCAATAGATAAGATACCATCAATGGTTCTTCTCCAATCTTCTTCTAGTGCTATGATACCTACGTTATCTGTAGTGTTCTTAATAAGATGATGTTCAAGTTCTCTTGTAACACTTGACTTACCAAGACCAGTACCACCTGTAAGTGTGACCAGTTCTCCTGCTCTAAGACCATACAATTTCTTATTCAGTCCTT